AAGGTACATCTTCTGAAACATTTATATTCTTTGTTTCTGTAGGTTTACCTGCATAGTAGTTGTAGAACAACTGTACATATTTAAAATCTCCTTTTTCAACTCCTGCTTTAAGTGCTGCATAAGCTAAAGGTTCTAATGGTGTTAGTTTTTCTACAAGTTTTATTTCTTCTGATTTAGGTTTTCTACCTGCATTTTTATTTCCACCATTGAATTTTCTTTTATCCATAATCAAAAAAAATCATTAATGATTCTAATATACAATAAAAAAAAGGTTAAATTGTTAATTGCTTTTTAAGTAATCTGTTTTCAGTTCTTACTTTGCGCAGTTCTAAAAGAGTTTCTTTAAACCTTTCTCTGTAGTAGTTAGCAGGATCAACAATCTTTTCTGTAGTGTTGTTTAATCTCCTAAATAATCTATCTAATTTATTATGTATTTCTTTGTATTCTTTTGCATCATCATATCTTGATATTACGTTATCATATAATTTAATACCATGTAGAACAGTTGCATGGTTTTTCTTTACTGATGCACCTATTCTTGTTAGTGATGATCTGGTATGTGTTTTACATAGTTTGTAATACACACTTCTTGCATATACTATTTCTTGCTTTCTTGTTTTGTTTAGTAAGTTGATTTCTGTTTCTTGTTCAACTACTTCTTTTATCTGATTTAAGTTCATGTATCTTTTTTTTAATTGTTGTTAGTGTATCATTTTTTACTTCATCTATTGCTCTTTGTATTCCTGCACACGCTTCATAATCTTCCAATACCTCATAGTAAGATATAGCTTTCTGTAATTCTTGTATTGGTGAACCATTTGCTAAATCTGTTAATGCCATTAAATAAAACTCATCTATTAATTTTCTTTTCAATTTTCTGGTTTATATTCGTAATTTCTTGTATCAAATGCTGAAAGTTCATTTACTTTATCTGCACCTATATTAAAAACAAAATCCAAATCTGATATATCCCAACCAACTATTGATCTTGTAAAATATCGTAATTCAATATTTTCAAGTTTTTTTAAATCTGCTTTGTGTACTTTACCATTTTTATCATCTACAAAATAAACATAAAAATCTATATCATTTTGTTTTCTTACTTTATTATATGTTTTGTAATGCTTTAAATCAAAACCTGTACAATTACATTTATTCATTCTTGCTTTAGTTTTTACATCAAAATAAAACACTTTTTTTTCTTTCCAAGCCATACCATCAAAAGGGTGTGATCCATTAGTTGCACACTTATAAACTAAATATCCTTGATCCTCTAAAAAATCTTTTACTATTTGTTCGCCTATATCTCCTTTTTTAACTTGTGTTTTATCTTGCCATTTCATTTGCAGAATTTATTTATATCGTTACCATAGCTATACCAACCCTCTCTCTGTTCTCTACTAAAATAATCTAACTTTGTTCCTATACAAATATCATTTACCATATCATAAAAACATTCTGGTTTTCTGCTATGTTCTCTACCTTTTTCTGTTATTATATCTCTGTACTTTGTGTTTTCATACGTTGGATTACCTTTTATACCTAATAAACAAAATTCACATTGCATCCTTAACCAATTACCCATACCCATTTTATCTTTATTCCAAACTAAAGTTGCTTTGTATTCAAAACCCCAATGTTCTAAAATATCTTTTGCATCATATAAATAAGCATGAGTACTCCACAACCATAAAACAGAATTATCAGATGAAGGTAAATCTATATTTTTTATTTCTTGTAAACTCATAGATGGATAAGGGTTTGCTACTCTACTTGCATCTGGATCATAAGTTCTATTATATTCCCATGCAGGATCAACAACAAGCACATCATATTCATCAAGTAGTTTAGTGTAATCAAGTTTATTAATAACTTCTTTTTGTTGTTTTAAATCTTTTTCTCTATCTATCTTTTTTGCTACTTTAAGTAATCTACTTGTAGTAAGTTCTATTCTTTTTTCACTTTCTTGTTTTGCAGTTGCTATTTCTTCTTCAAATATTTCTTGTGGTAAAGAAGCTATTTTTTGAAATGCAGAACTTTCATTTCTACTAACACCTATTTTATCTAATGATAAAGTGTCACTGCCTGTTACACTTCTTCCTTGTGGCAACTCTGCTTTTAACAACCCACCTAATATTCTTTGTGTTCTTAACTTTTGTTCTGCTATTATGTTTTGTAGTTCAGCATCTTTCTTTTCTGCTTTTGCCCAAGTTTCTATAGCTTTTACTTTGTTTAGATATTCAACTCCTGTTTCTATATCTCTTATTTGTGCTAATTGTTGTTTAGCATTATCTCTTAATTCTAAAGCATTTATCATAATACACCTCTTAATACATATTGATCTAAATCATTTTCTTCTTGAAAGAAATATCTATAGTTGCTTATTGCTTGTTTAAATTTATCTTCACCTCTTGCAATAAACTCATCACTTGTTTCAAATATTCCTATATCAGTAGAGTTTTTATCTACTACAATAAAAGAACATTTATCTCTTTTAAACATTCTTTGGTATATGTATGCTTGTAAATCATATCCAAACTTATCTGCAGAGTATCTAAAGCTGTTTAAATCTTGTGTACTTTTTATATCTATTATACAATCATTTCTTAAAATATCTGCTTTTGCTCTGAAAGGTAAACCATCTAACATTTGTATTTCTGGTATTTCAAACTCTGCTTTGTTTAGTAGTTTAAGTACAGCTTCATTTCTTAATAGTGCATCTGCTAATCTTTCTGCTTCATTTATCTCTTTTCTTAAATACACTTCCTGATGTTCTTTCTTTGCTTCTTTGTATGCTTTTGTATTTTTGGTTGTTGCTTCTACAACATTTAGTTTTTTTATCTTATGTGGTTCTAATACCATCCAATGTAGAAGTTTACCAAGTACAAGTGCTGATGATTCTGTAGAACCATAATTCAAAACATTTCTATAAGTTTTTGGTGATTTAAGTAACATCTTTAATGCAGAACTACTTAAAGCATTTTTACCTAATACTCCATAATAAAAATCATCATCATATGCCATACCTATAATTTCTTCTGTAGCATAGGTATCACCATTTAATAAAGTAATCATAATCCTTTTACTTTATATTTATTATAATATACATCTTTACATTGTTTTGTGTAGTAAGAAGGTAAATCTTTATTATTCATATCTCTACGAAGTTCCTCTTTAGTCATTTGTAATATTGTTTTGTTCATAATTGTTTATTTTAAGTTTTTCTAAATTAATTAAAAAATTATCAACATACAAATATTTATATTCTATATCATATGTTGATGTGCTGTACCATTCTATTTCCATACATCTAATAGTAAATACTCTATAATTCTAAATAAAATATATCCTACTATGAATTCATCCATATACAGATTTATATTCTTTTAGTTTTTTCTCTAACTTTTCAACTTTTAGTTCAGCTTCTCTTGCTCTTATAATTGCTCTGTTTTTATCTGATCTGTATTCACCTAAAGATTTATCATAATGTTTTTGTTCTATAATCATATTGTGTACATAGAAACCTATTTGTTGCCATGCAAAATACATATCATTAAGAGGTTTAGAATCTTCTTTTAACTTTTTCCATTTTATAATATACTCACCTACTAAATTAAAGTTAGAGTAATAATCTATTTCTTTTAAATTGTTTATTTTTTTATTCATATTAATTGTATTGGTTATAAACTTTTTTTAACGAATCCCAAACATTATTTCTGAAACAAGAATCACAACTTGTTCCTATAAATTTTTGGTTAAATATTCTGTTATATATAGCAACATACTTTTTTACTTCTTCTGATGTAAATGTATTCTTTTTACTTTCAATAGCATCTTTTACTAATTCATATTCTGATGCAGTAAAACATTCAGGTTTTTGTCTTGGAAATAATTTATTAAGTTTTTCTTTTCTTTCATCACAACCACAATCTTCACCTGCTAAAAACTTAACTGCTTTTTTTATTCCTGTTGCTGTTGTTATTTTTTCTACAACATCTCCTAAACCACTAATACCTGCTTCATGGTTTTTCTTCCATTGTTTGTATTCTTTAGTTCTTTTATCACCTTTATATTCTGTCATAATCTTTGTTTTTATAATCTAAATAACTTTCTTCTACCTTTTCTTTAATATCTAATTTAAGTGTTTTTAAACTATTGAATATACTTACCCAAGATATTTTAGTTTCTTCTGCAAGTTTTCTTATACTCATATCTGTTTTAGAATATAAGTTCCATAACTTTTTATCATACCAATGCCATTCTTCTGTAACCTCATCTACTAATAAACATATCTTATGAAATGCTTCATTTTCTTCTATGTTATCGTAATCAGGTATTTGTAAAAATTGCTCATCATCATCAATACTTATCTTGTGTATTTTCTTTTTTTTATTGTAGAACTGATAGTATAAACTTTTAAGTGTAAAAAATACATAACCTCTACTTACCTTACCATTCTTAATTATTTTATTAGGATCAGCATACTTTGATAAAGTAATATACATCTCTTGTACCAGATCATCACAAAAAGTATATTCACCAAAACTTTTTACGATACCTACCCAAGTGTTGTGCTGTTTAGCTACTATTTCCAACCAATTTAAGTTTGTTCCCATTCAATGCATATACTAATAAAAAAAATACAAACCTGTAAAGTATGTTCCCTGCCTTCTTCAAAATCAGTATAAGAATATAATGCACCAACCATTACACCAATAATAGGTGCAAAACTAACCTCTGCTCCATAGAATAAACCTAATGAAACTAATGTTATTGCTATTGATACTAATATTATTAATACTGTACTCAAAATAAAACTTCTTTAATTGTTGCTTTTTTACTATGTAGTATATCCTTACCCATAAATTCAAAACCTACATTGTTTTTTACCATTCGTAATCTAATAGGTTCTTCATATGGTGTACATCTCCCACCTGTTTCTGTTTCTTTAATCTTTAAAACATGAAGGTGTGAAAACATCCAATCAGTAGGATGTGTTGTATATCTATGGCAGCATATTACATCATCTGCTCTGTTACCCCATTTACCACCACCTTCTACAGATGCTAACCCTAAAGGTGTAGGTAGATTTGCATACTCATGTTCTTTTATATGTGTTCTTCTCATTGCTTCTGTAACTCCATGTGCATTTACATATACTGTAACATTTCTTTTCTTTGCAAATAATCTAAATTCAGTTGCTACTTGATAATCATATAAATGTGAACCTATACCTCTCATAAGTTGTGTATCTACTGTAAGTGAATTATAAGGATCAATAAGTAACCCATTATAATCCCAAGCATTTTTTATTGCTTCTGCTTCTTTTAGTAAATCTTTATAAGTGTACAAATCTTCTACATTTATAATTTTAAAATATGAATCACACCAATCAATACTTTCTTTAATTTCTTTTTTAGTTGCAGTATGTATTGGTTTACCCATTTTAAATTCAATTATTTTTCTTACAATACTATCTGGTGTATTTTCACTACTCCAAATAACAAATCTTAATTTATGTAACATTGCATACAAAGTAAGAAAATAACATATAATAGTTGTTTTACCTACGTTAGCATGACCAATCCATAAACAAAAATTACCTTGTTTGTATCTAATATACTCATCAATTTCAGGTACACCAATTTTTAAACCTTCTTGGATTTTACCATCTTTAATATCATATATTCTTTCTTGTATTTTATCTGTATGTGCTATCATAAAAAAAAGGGGGTAACTAACCCCCCTTAATTAAAATGGTAAATCCACTTCTTCTCTCTGCTGATTCTGCTGTTGGTTAGTAACCTCATTTCTTTCTGCAAGTTCAATACCTCCTTTATCTAACCATTTAACTGCTGCATTTCCTAATGTAATAGGTTTTACTTTATTATCTCTTTCTTCTTTAGAGATTGTTTGTGTAACCCATACATTGTTCCCATATGAAGAAGTGTTTTGTACCATCATAGTAATGTTTAAATACTTCTTACCATTTTTACCACTTATCAGTTTATCTTTATTAACTGCTGTAAGGTCAATACTTCCTGATATGATCGCTGTTGTTTTTTTTTCCATTGTATTTCTATTTGATAATTATTATAACTAAAGTACGTTTTTTTTATATTACACTTTTTGTAATTCATGTTCTACTTTTTTTGCAACCTTGTATTGGTTTCTAATATCCTTAATAGTGTAACCTTCTTTTATCCACTCCATTGCTTTATTGTAATCAGGTGTGTTAAAGTTTAACCATTGCTTTTCAGCATCTGGTTTTACAGGTAGAGGTGGTAAAGCATTTATTTTATTACTTGGTTCACCACATACCCAATCAACAAAAACCTCTGCAGTTCTTATTATTTGTTCTTCACTCCAATTTTCGTTTTTACAATGAAGTGTAGTTGCTCTATCTAAACAACTTTGTTTTATAATGTAAAGTTGGGTTTGATCCATAATTATTTATTTTTAAGATTTCTATAAAGTTATAAAAAAATATTTAACAAAAAAAAGGGTAAGAAATTAATCCTACCCCCCTCGTTAAAAACAAACAATTAATTTAAAGAAATTTTTTGACTTGTTCAGAATAGTAAGTTATCTTATCCTGTAACTCATCAGTTGTAAATTTAACAACTTCTTTACTTTTAGAATATAGTTGTTCTGATAAGTTATTACCAAGATATTTACTAAACTTATATTGTTGCCCTTGTTGCATCACATTACATCCATAACATTGTGGTTTAACATTATCTTCTACCCATCTTGTACTGTAATGTTTCCTACTCATAAAATGTCCTGCTTGTATTTGTTTCCAGAAGTATTTCTTACCACAAGTTACACAAGTACATATACCATTTTTATCAGCATTACTTAATCTTATATATTGTGAAAATACTACATCAAGTTTTTTAACTACTTTACTTCTTGTAGGTTTTTTAGGCATCCATGTGGTTTAACAATAAATTACCATCAGTAACATTAAAACTCTTAACTAACTTATACAAATGTTTACTATCAGCTTTTACTTTTTTCTTTTCTGTTTTAGTACTATCAATACCTAAATTAGTATATTGTGTTGCATCAAGTTCTAATATAGCATCTGTTCTTTCTTTTACAGATAATTGAAAATCAATAGCAATTTTTTCAGCAAGTTTTCTAATAGTTAAATCTTCATTCATTATGTTATAGTTGTTTAAGTGTTATACATATATTAACCACTTACCCACCAAAGGTAGAGGTTTTTTTTCTTAAATGTAAAATGTTTGTTCTGGTGATTTATTAACATTATCTTCCCTGCCCTTTATATTGTTTAATATAATTTTTGGAAGATTTTAGTTTGGAAGTTTTAGTTTTACTATGTATTCCTTTTCTTTTAATTTTCTTTTTTTGGTAGTTAATAACTATTTGCTTTCTTGCCATTACTTGTGGTTTTTGTTACCCATAACTTTCTCATATGATCTTCCACCAAAGTATCCTGCAAAAACAACAAAAAGTAATTCCTTAACTATATTTAAACCATCTATCTGCATATACCATCCTGCAATAAATGCTACTGTAAAAATAATAAGTGTTAAAGGTCTTACATTAGTAGCTAACCAAGAACCACTTCTGGAATCTGCAACCCACCTACGAGTTACACCATCTATTTCTGCTCTTTCTATATCAAGTTTTTTAAGTGCAATAGTTTTATCTTCATCACTCATTTCACTACCACCAATAATAGCTTGTATAACATTTCCTGCTAAACTATCTCCTGCTACTGCACCAACTACATTAGGAATTTTATCAAGTAAAAACTTACCTACTTGTGTATCTTTGAATTTCTTTTTTTCAGCCATAGTGTAGAACCTACTGTATTAGTACACCCAAACTGAATTGTTTTTATCTGCATCGGTATCACAATGGATAAAGGTTTTTGCAACACCAATTCTTTTGAATCCTGCTCTGATAAGTGCATTAAGTATAATGTATCTTTCATTTCCTGATCCAACTGCAACATCTGCTGCAACTCCTTTAATATGTGATGAGTTTTTAACACCACCAACTTTTTCATTGTGTTCTGCTGTTCTAAAACCACTTGTGATTTTAAAGGGAATACCTGCAATTTCTCTTGCTTGTTCAAGTTTGTTAATGAAGTTAATATCCATGTTTTTACCAGAATTAGGTAAATCAGGACAATCAAACTCTGAAAGGGAAAAGTATTTAAAATTCATGCAAATATGCTATATATAAGTTTCCATAAAATAAAAACTAAAACTACACCTATTGCTATAATTTTACCTTTATCAAATATTCTATCACTATACCAATTTGTTAGTGTATAGTTTATGACTTTGTTTTTTACAATATCCCAATATTTTTTCATTATTATTTATTTAGGTGTGAACCATCACAATACCCTTCAATATGTTGAGTATTACCACATTCACATTTTGGTTTATTTTCCATTGTTCATTGCTTTTTTTGCCATATATCTATCATCGTGTTCTAACGCTGCTTTCAATATGATTTTATCCATTACATTATCTTGATTCTCTAACATTTGTTTTTGTAGATCAATAACCATCTTTTCTAAATCATCTTTAGCTTTCACTAATAAATCTATTTGGTTATTTTTCTTTTCTACTTCATTTTTTAAAGCTGTAATATCATCTGGTTTTGCACCTGTAATTGTGCTTACTACAATACCAATAGAAGCTGATATAGTACCTATAAGCATCATTACAACCTCTTTATTAGTATCTAATACAGGGAATTGTATAAGAGCGACTATAATACCTATAACAAATAGGAATATAAATAAACTACCTACATAGTGTCTGATCTCTTTTGCAACTCCGTTTCTTGGTAAATTCATTTTAGTTTTTTATAAATTGATATTATGGTATATGATATAGCTAATAATAAAGATATAGCTTGTAAAAAAGGGTTTATCGCACTTACACTAAATGCTAATGCTATTAAATTTACTCCGTATATCTTCAAATCTTCCATTACTTAATTGCTAAATAGATGTATTCACCATTATTCGCGTTTATATCAGGTGGGTCTGCTGTTACTCTAAACCCTGTTGATTCAAAATAAACATAATCAGTTGAAGCACCCCCTGTAGCTTCTGCATTACTATTATTAGCAACCAAAAATTTATTTCTTGGATTAGATGGGTTTCTTTGTGAATCAAACATAAACCAACTCCCTGTTGTATCAGTTCTTTTAATCATCACAAATCTTGGACTAAATCCTGTTGTTTGAATAGGATTACTTGTACTCGCTACACCATTCCCCGTATAACTCCCTATCTTCTGATAACCTGTTACAGAGTGGAAGCAGTACATAATATATTCTCTACTACTACCATTGAAGTCAGCAGTAGTTCCTGACCAAGTTATTGATGTACTTGAAGCGCTAAAAAATGATACGCTTGTAGAAGCAGAAGTAGTATTTAAACCTTCAAATCTTTTATAAACCCCACCCACCTTAACAAACACAAACCAATTCTGTGCTGCATCTGTTCTCTTAAAAATTACCATTTCAGGTGCTGAAGATAGTCCGTGTCCTATTGATTGACCACTACCTCCATTACCTGTATATTTAACAATACTAAATCCTGATTCTGCATTTACACTTACTACACTATCTATAGTACCCTCTGTGTTTATCTGTGGTAAGTTGTCATCGTGGTCTCCTGCTTTCCAACACCAAGCAACAAAATTATTTCCTGAAGTGTTTGATATTGCGCCGTTATAACCAAGAGTAAAGCCACCTGAATCAAAGGATTTAAGACCATAAGTATCTCCTACATCACTATCTTCTGCGGAGGTTGTATTACCAAACAAAGGAGCTTCGGCTCCTCTTACCGAATCATATAATGCGTGATTAAAAGCAGCACTTCTGTTTTTTATCCAAACCAAATCAGGTTTAAAATCTGTTGAAATACTTTGACCACTACTTGTCCCTGTATAAGTAACAACATCAAAGCTATTCTCTACTGTTGGAGTAGTAGTATCAGGGTCTGCTGCTATTGCAAGGTAGATAAATGTACCACCACTAATATTTGTATGATTATTTGATGTTACAGGTTTAAACCCATTATCGTAAAAATCTATATTATCTTGAGTATCAGTTCCGATAGTACCTGAATTATTCTCATCTGAACTTAAATTTGGTGCTAATTTTTTTGTTCTTGGATTTGTAGTGCTTCTTTTATTATCAAATATTAACCAATTTTGTGCGCCACCATCTGTTCTTTTTACCATTAAAAATGCAGGTTCAAATCCTGTTTCTACAAAATTACCATTAGAAGTTCCTGTACCTGTATAACTACCGATTTTCTGATAACCTGCTACGCTGTGGAAAGCGTATGCAATCCAATCTTTAGAAGTTCCATACCATACTGTTGCAGACCCTAAATTTAATACACTATCTGTGGGTGCAGTATCATTAAAAGGAAATGAACTTATTGTAGCTCCTGCTGTTGTATTCAGAAATAAATATTTTGTTGCACCAATTGCTTCTGCATATGTTGTCCAAGAGGAAGATATATTTAATCCTTTGTAAAAAACTAATTCAGGTGTGCTATCAAGTCCGTGACCAACAGAAAAATTGTTAGTAGTTGGTGTTGTAAACTTCACAATACTAAACCCTGCATCTTGATTAGCTTTTACTGTACTCGCTATACTACCATCGTTATTAGTAGCTGCTGCTCCTGTCCCTGCATTGAAACACCAAGCTGCGTAGGTTACATTATCTTGATTAACATAATAGTTTTCTCCTGCACCACCAGGGTCATTAACTGAAAATCCATTTGAATCAAAAGCAGTAACACCTGCATTATTAGATGTGCGGTCAATTTCTGCTCCTGATTGGTTAGGAGTTAAATATTTATAAATTCCTCTTATTGAATCAAACAAACTATGATGTCCTGTTTCACTTCTTGACTTTATCCAAATTAAATCTGGAGAAAATTTCGTAGCTTCTTGATAAGTTACATTAGATGCAGTTCCATCATAAGCATAAGTTACATTAGTTGCTGCTCCATCATAAGATGGTATTGTTTCATCTCTTGCATCTCCATCTAATTTGTAGTATGCAATTAGGTTATCTGTAGGAATAGATGCGGTAGTATTGTTGTAAATAGCAGTAATTTCTCCTGAAGTTAATTGGTCAGAATAAATTCTAATATCGTCTAATTTTCCATTGTAATAAAAAGTACTTCTATTCCCAAATTTTAAACCCCAATTTCCTTGTTCATTTGTACCAAATGTATAAACTGTTTTAGAAGAACCATTAATATATATTTGCCACTTGTTTGTTTCCCATTGTACTACCGCGTGATTCCATCCTGCAGGTATATTATCTGTAATATAACTATATTGACTTGTTACATCTGAAGTAACTGAAAATGTTTCTCCTGTAAAATTGCCTGTTGTAGAACCAAGAGCAATCTTTCCATCATTACTACTTGATTTTGCAAAAGTCATTATTTCATTATTGCTTGTTGAAGATGTAACTTGGCTATCAACATTAAACCAAAATGAAATAGTTTGAGCAGTTGTGGTAGAGCCATCACTTAAAGCGCTTGGCAAGGTAATGACACTACTACTCCCATTAAAGATAGCAGCACTTCCAAACTTACCACTTACTCCTCCTGTATCATTTGCATTCCCATCTAATTGGTATAAAGCAACTCCACTATTATCAGAAAATATATCTGTAGTTGATATTGTAGTAGATGCAAATGTTTCTCCGTATAGAGTAGTTACTTCTGAAGAAGATAATGCTTTGTCAAAGATTCTTAATTGGTCAAGTTTGCCGTTAAGATGTCCTGTTGGACTACTTTGGTTGTAATATCCAACTGTTAAATCATTTGTATAAGAAGTAAATAGCTTTGTGTTAGTTCCTGTTAGAAGAGATGAACCATCTAAATATATATTAACATTTCCGTTAGTAGTATATGTTAAAACAATATTATGCCAATTACCATCATTTATTGCATTTGTTGTTGCATCTAAATCATATCCTGCCCCTGTACTATTTACACCTCTAAACAAAATATAACCTGAAGAACTCATATAAATAGTCCAACCACTATTAGATGAACTATAACCACCTGTTCCTATTAAATTTGAAAATGTAGTAGAAGTAGTATTAACCCAAAAAGATACCGAAAACAAGTTTTTTGTTGTAAAAGCATCTTTAGTTATTGTAATTATACTACTACTCCCATTAAATACTGCACCTCTATTTATATACCCACCTATACGTTGTGTACTTCCATTACCTGTATATAAAACTGTATTAAAGTGTTCAGATGGAGTAAAGGTATCTGCTGCTGCTGATACTTTAGGGAAAAA